AATTTTATAAGGGTCATCACCGATATTTTTTAACAAAACTTTAATTGTGTCACGATAACCACTATCAATCACGCCTACGCTGTGAGGGATAGTAATTCCCTTTTTTCCTTGAGAGCTTCTATTATACACAAAGGCTGCAAAGCCATGTGGAATTTTGATCGCTATACCCGTATCAACAAGTTTTTGCTCATTTGGATAAATTTCCAAATTTTCATAGCTAAACAAATCTGCTCCAGCATCTGTAGGATGCGCACGCTCAGGAAGTTTAGCTCCTGGTTTTAGCTGACATTCTAGTGCTGTATAACACATTGTGTTAGCATTGTAAGCACTAATAGTTGAGATAGTTGTTCCGTTCATTTTAAATATAACTCTAAGGTTTCGTCAATTTGTTTACAATTTTCAGTACCAATTGCTTCTTCGCAAAAGGTAACTAAATCCATTAATTTATAGTTCAATTCTAGTGTATCCTTACATTCGTTTAAGGCTTGGATGTATTTATATCGACCACTAATAGGGATGCTCGCAATAATATCGTAAGTACTGCCGTATTCATTAACCAATCCCACGGCTCGCTTAGGTCCAATACCAGGCACCCCAACAACATTATCACCACTATCGCCTGTAAGACATTTAATACTAATGTAGTCTTCTGGATTAAAGTCATAATGGTCATTCCAGTTATCAAATGTAACTTCTTTGCGTGTAACATAGCTAAATCTTGATACGTTAGGTTGAACTAATAAATCCCAATCTTTATCTGAGCTGACTAGCCAGATATCGTCAATGGGAAGTTTTGATTTTTTTGATACAATATATGCTGCAATATCGTCAGCCTCAACGCCTTGAAAGCGTAAAACTGGAAAGTCTGTGTTGTCAGCAATATGTTCTAGTGTTTTTGTAAAGTCCTCAAAGAACAATTCAAATGCCGCTTTTTCAGCATCTGTTTGTTCTGCAAATTTATCTTTACGATTTTGTTTGTACTCAGGATAAATAGCTTTGCGATAACTTGAAGAGCCCATATCGCCAGCAATAATTACATGAGATGCTTTATATGATTTTTTAAGACTTTGAACTGTTCGTAAGTAATCTTCAGCAAAATCTGTAGCCCCACTATGTTTATAGCGAAAGGCAAGATTTAAAGAGTCAACAACTAGCAGAGTATTCTCGGATTCTGTGATTTTTGAAAAGGTTTTTGACATATTATTTGTGTGTTAATCTGTTATTATACTACTGCTAAGCTGTTTTGTCAAGTTACAAATTGTGGTTGCTCCCACTTAAGCCAGTCTTCTAGTAACGCGACATAGAATTCATGNCTTTCATGGTTATAGTAAAGGCAACGATAGTTCTGTGAGTTGGGCATATCGTCAAAAGCAACGAATACCTTGCTGCGATCAAATTTAAATATTAGCAGTGGTTTTTTGGAGACTTGCGTACCCTGACGAGTAGTCTGCTCCCAAAAATCTACTAATTGCGGAGTTTTTGATGTTAATAAGTGTGAAGTAAGGTGATCTTCCGCATAGCCTTTTACTTCTACACACCAAAGATTGGTTCGCCCAGGTACGTATAAATCGCCCTTAAGCAAATGTTTAGGGTCAAGAGCACCCGATCCAGGCACTCTTTCCCAACCTAAACCAGTGTGCTTTTTAAGTAGATCACGTACTGTGGTCTCTGTTCTAGCACCTTTGGCTCTGGGGTCAACAGCCATTACTCAGCTTTTGGCGCCTCTTGGGCAACTGGAGCAGGTGTTGGAGCAGGTGTTGGAGCAGGTGTTGGAGCAGGTGTTGGAGCAGGTGTTGGAGCTTCATTTTTAGCCGCTTTAATACCATAACGCTCAACAGTAGAATTTGAATCTACTCGAAAAGTTGCTTTGCCCTTACCTGTTACTACTACTTGAGGATACTTAGTATCTTCAAAACTAGTGCCTACAGAGATTGTTTTACCTTCTAAAGTGACAGATACGTCACCATTAGTTTCTTCTAAAATCATATTATACCTCTATTTGGGATATGTTGTTACGTTTAATAACATTAATCTTTTCTAGTAGTGGGTGGCTAAAGCCATGACTTACTAAGAAAGTATTTAAATGTTCTTCTTGTATTAACACTTCGACTAACTTTTCTTTACCGTCAGTATCAAGTGTTTCTACAGTTTCATCCAGTATTAATAGATTGATTCTAGAACTGGACAATGTTTGCATTAGCTTTCTAATAGCTAACAACGTAGCTACATTAACTCTTGCTTTCTCACCACCACTAAGAGCCAGTATTTCAATATCTTTTCCATTATCAGTAATAACAACGTTTAATTTATCGCTGGCACTAATTTTGAAACCAATTTGAAATCTTCCATCACTTAGATCAACCAAATATTTATTTGTAATATCTTCTAAGTCTTTTACTAAACTCTCAATTTTATATGCTACTAAACCTGTTGTACTAAATGTTTTTGTTAAAACATTTAAAATACTCATTCTTTCACTTAATTCATGCAATTTACTACTATAAGTCTCTAACTCTTGATTCATTTCAACCAATTGTTTTGATACTAAGTCTACTTTAGTATTATGTGCAGTTATTTCTTTATTATGCTGCTCTGCTTCAACAACTCTGCGTTTAATTGAAACAATTGAATTTTGTAGTTNTGTAAATTGCTGTTGTAGTGTTTGTTTATCTAGTAGTATTTCTGGTAGTTCTGTATCAATCAATGTATGATANTTTTCCCAATCTTCTTGTGCTTTTTGAGCTTCTTGCCAAGCAGTTCTTTGCTGTTTAATTTGAACTATTTTTTGAGTATAACCCATAGTTTCTACAGCAGCTATTTCAGCTTCTTCAGTTTTTTCTTCAATTAATTCAGCTACTTTTTCTTCGTCAATGTCACTTAAACAAGTAGGACAAGTTCCACGCAATGCTTTCATTTTTAAAACAAATGCTTGTGCATCACTTACNGTTTTAGATAATTTTGCTACTTCTGCTTGGTAACCTTCTACACCCTCTTCAGGCTTATCAGGAACTGGAAGTAAAGTAATCTTTGATTGTAACTGCTTATAAGTATTATTTTGACTAATNTTTTTATTAGTAGACTCAATACTGCTTATACTAGTCTCTAAAGCAGCAGTTTCACTTAACAATGCTGTATTTAGTTCAGGAACTTCTATAGTTTCTTTAATAGTTAAATCTGTTTTTTCGTATTTATTTAGCCAGCTTGAAACAGTATTAACTTGAGACTGTACTCCTGCAATATCTTTTGTAAGCTGATTGTTTACTTCTTTAAATATTTCAGCAGCTTTGGTATACTTGCCTAAATTTAAAATTTCAATTAAAAACTTTTTACGTGCAGTATCAGGAGCAGTTAAAAACTCAAGACTTGACGCATTAGATTGATAAACAATTTGAGCAAAACTCTTATGATCGAAACCTAGTATATCTTCAATCATCTTATAAGTTGCTGTAGCAGTGTGTGCACTTATGTCTACAGTATCTTTAAAAAGTTTNACAGTTTGAGCAGTTCCTCGACTAGATTTAATTGTATANTCTGTACCNTCACGATTAAAATCTAATTCAATCATATAAGATTTATCTTTTACATAACGATTAAGAATATCTGCTTTTTTAATACCTTTTGAGTTTTTATTAAACAATACTTCTTCTAGAATAAGCGCAATGGAGCTTTTACCATGTCCGTTACGACCCACTAGTTGTGTAAGTGGAGCAGTAACAAAATCAATTTTATTATCTTTTCCGTAGCTAAAAGCATTAGCCCATCGTAGTTGTTTTATAGTTATCATTTATAGCTAATCTTTTCTTTAGTTCTGGTAAGCCACCAACATATTCTCCNTCAAGAAAAATCTGNGGAACACTACGAGCATTAGGTACTTTTTCAATTAAATCTTTTTTAGTATATGTGCCTACACCAATCATACATTCGNCATACTCAATAGCATATGNTGTTAGTAATCGTTTGGCTTCTTGACAAGCAGGACAGTTTTCTTGTGACCAAACTTCAGCNTTATTCTGTTTCAATTTTGTCTGCATGATTTTGAAATTCCTTTAATACATTTTCAATAGTATCTTCTGGCAACTCTAGGATATATGCAAGATACTCTCGGATTTCTTCTGACATAGACATTTCTTTGTCTAAGATCAGTGCTGAATCTGTGTCGCGTTTAATTACTTTACGATCAATTAAATCTGAATCTTCTAGTTCACCAAGTTCTTGCATATCGCCTTCAACTTGATAAATTGTGTGATCGTATTCGGTTGGCGGTTTAGGGTCGTGCACAGCTACAGTCTTGCGAATAAGCTGAGGTAACTGTAATTTACGCCATTCATGTTCTAGTGTTATGGTATCCAGTATAACCACACCAGTAGCCACATTATTACGATGAAAACTAGTAGTGACGGGACTGCCAGGATAGATAATATTTTTTTGACAGTTTTCATAGCTGTGTAAATCGCCTGCTAAAACAACGTCGTAACTGGCAAATAACTCTAAATCCATTTCAGGCTTTACGTGTGGCGGAATCTCTCCGCGTACATGGGTAAAGCAAATATTTCCTCTAATAACAAAAGGATTCTTTTCAAACTCTTTTAGTTTGTTATATGGGATAAAGTCCATATTTTCCACTTTGCAGTAGTCATCAATAATTTCTACTAGTGGATTTAAACGATTGGTAACGTGTTTTAAGTTTGTTAAAAATGTTGTGTCTTTTTTAACTGCTTCGTGATTACCAGCATAAATAATTGTGGGAATTGAACAATGGCTAACCATATCAAAATATGTTTCTAGTTCTTCCATGTTCGGTAGTTTGTCAAAAACATCTCCACCAATTACAAATAATTCACATTCGCTTTGTAGCGCTTTTAGCTGCTGCCAAAGCATATTATATCGATTTTTTGCCCAATCGACAGGCACGTTCTTCTGACCCAGTTTGATGTGTACGTCAGCAGTAAATAATACTTTCATATTGCCTTTGAGACAGAAAAGCCCGCTAAGCGTATAAGTTTAGCGGGCTTTAGTTTTTTAACCTAATTCTTTGACTGCTTCTTGTTCTGAAGATTCTGCTTCACCTTCTTCTAGTTGGTTAGTAGTAATCTTTTCTAACAAGGCTTTTACATCTGCTTCGGTAGGACGAGCAAACTTCTCATCAATATTTTTAGCAGCATCAGCCATAGCACGTTCTTCAGGTGTTAATGGGCGAGCCTTGCAACGCAAAACTTGTAGTGTATATTCAACATTAAAAGGCAGTGGTCCTGTCTTTACACGCTTGAATACAACATCCCAACCTGTATCATAGTCAGTAGGGTCTCCCAAATCTTCAGCCGCTGTAACGATTTGCTCAAATAATTTCTTTTTGAGATTAAGAGCAACAACTTTTTGCGACTTAGGGTCAATACAATTTACAGAATAACTCCAAGAGCATTTTGCTTCTGGGAAGTACTCGGTAACGTGATCTTTTTCAATGTTATCAAACTTCTCCTTTTCACGACTAAACGCNAAACATTCAACTGGAATATCTTTGTTATTAGTGCCTTTCAGCCAATAAATGTATCGTGGAAGAACTCCGCCAATTAAGCGGACCGTATTTTCGCCATCTTTATATTCGTAAGATTCGACTTTGTTTGATTGTGCTTTACCTTTGGTATTTTTAAAGCTAAGTGCCATTTTTATTTTTCCTCGTATTTGAAGTGGATTTTGTTTTCTGTTATTTTTAGTAGCGGATTTGGTTTTATTGCGTCAAGGTCAATATCTGAATAAAATGATAGGTCTAGATATGTATAACCGTAATGTTTATATATTGCGTATGTTCTACGCCCCGCTAATCGGATGTATTGTGCTTTATAGACAATATCTGTGCTGGTATCAGTAAATAGTAGCGCAGGGTTTATTAGAAAACTATTGCCTTTTAAGTTAAAAATCGGTTTGATTTTACTGTATTGGTTTTTAGGAATAGTTTTTCTAATAAAATGCAATCTTAAAGTTTCAACTAATTTTGTTGAATCACATTGTGTTTCGGACTCAAGCAATCCAAGGTTGAAGAAAAGGGTCATATACTGAAACTTAATAACTATTATACCATTTTGGATACCGCTTGACAAGTGAAATTTTATCTACGCTAATACTTTCCAGCCTTTGCGTAGATAAAGCCCAAGCCTATCTGTGTTTTGCTTTTTATCAGCATACCCAGCAAATTGAATGTCTACTATAATCGGGTCTAGTTTGCCATCATGCATTCGCATAATCCTACCAGCAATTTGTTCTAGTAAACTATCGTTTGACATAGGTACTGCTAGAATTACACAACTTAGTATGTTTATTGAAATTCCCTCTGAAAATATTTGCCTGCTTCCAGCAATGCACATTTTTTCTTTGGCAAGGATTTGTTCCTTTGCTTTTTGTCGATCTTCAAAGCTGGTACTCCCAGTAACCAACAAACACGTTTCACCAACATACTCTTTTACCTTTTCTAGAAATTCTACTCNGTCTGCAATAACTAATACACTATGCCCCTCGGCAACGTGCATTTTAGCTATATCTGAAATAAATTGTCTGTAATTTTCGCTTTGGGTTAAGTCGGTAATCTTATCAACCCATGTTGCATTAGGTTTAAGTGTAATGCCACTTTTTACCATATGTATGGTAGGNGGTATAGTATTTGAAGCAGGAGGCTTTAGTACAGTAGTGCCAAAATAATCTTTAAANAATATATGTTTGCCGTCTTTGCGTATCATTGTACCCGACAATGCAATACGATAACGAGCATGAAAACTATCTACTGTACCTGCAAATGTAGTTGCTGGGCA